GCCATCTAAGATATTCGTGGATAAGTAGCTTTCCTGCAATTCTACTTCCTGGTGAATTGTTGGAAAGTTCAATAGTTTGCCCGAGTTCTTCTTCAATTTGTTGTTGGATAGTATGTTCTTGACCACGATCTTGACCCGCAGACTTGCAAAATCTGACAAGACGAGGACTTTCTTTATCGATATAGAGTCTAACATAGGGTGCCCATTCTGCAATCTTAGTTTTAACCCAGTGTTGTTCTCTATAAATGTATACTCGTCTATCAGGACTAATTGCTGCATATCCAATCCACGTCATTGCAGCATATCCCCAGTCACCAATTACTATTCTTGGCCACCATTCTGGGATGTAGAATGGATCGATAACGTGAAGCGCGTTACTTGGTTCGTCCTCAAATCTTCTATCTCTAAATTCATCAAAGACTTGTCCTTGATAAGCGTCCCAATCACCGAGTAACTTGGCTTTTCGTTCGGCCTCGATAGTAATACCTGATAGGGACTGCTTGTAGTTTGGATCAACGTGCTTATTGTCCTCAAGAGTTGAGTGAATATAGATTCTCTTATTTCCACCTTTTCCATTTATAATTACTCCACCTTTCGGGGCAGGTTTAATAAATCGTTTATAGGTCCAAGTATGACCAATCCCTCCGGGCATTCCTGCAGCTCTGATGATTGCAGGAAGTTCGGGAACAGGAGTTCTAACCCGTTGGAATCCAATATATAAATAGATCCATTCAGTAATACTAGTAAGCTCGTCTGGGGTAAATAGGTTGATTTGCATCGAGTCATATTTGTGGACATCATCTTCATTCTCACAATGACCCAAGAAAATCATTGACCCTTCGTTGTGTGGGCCAAATTTGGTGGATGTTCCCGTACCATATTGATCTGCTCTTGGGAATGTCCAACACATTTCAGTTTTATTTAGTGTCGCTCCGAATCGTCTGTATAGTTCCCGTGACCTTGGAATAATTTCATTCCTTAATTCAGGGAAAGTACGACGCATAAACACTTGCTTAAACTTGGGGTGCTCATGCCAACGATGTACGATGCCATACAGTAACAAGACGTCACTTTTACCTGAACCAGCTCCACCTCCATAAAATGCTTCTTTAACGGTGGTGGGTACGGATAGAAAGATTTCCTGTTTTGGTTCAGGACGCCACTCATCAGGATTCCTAGCCACGATTAATATGTAGGAGTTCTACGCACTCCGCCACGCTTAGCCTGCATAGCTGCCATTAATGCTTGAATTCCACTACCACTGATTCCACCATCGACAGGCATGGGTTTAGGTTCCAATTGTGGAACCATTTGCATTTCACCTAATCCATTAGGTACAGGAGGTGGGACATTCATATCAGGCGGAGGCATCATCCTATTGACAGGTTGACCACCCATGAATCCACCACCCTGCATACCAGTAGGATTCTTCATTGGTCCCACTACACCAGTGTTAGGATTATTCATGGGATTATTCGATGGACCGATTCCCGGTAATGCACCAACAGCTTTATTTAATCCCGGTGGTGCAAATTTACCTACAGCTTTTCCCATCTGCTGCATACCAGGTGCTTTCTTAGCGACACCCACAGCTTTCTTAGCAGCATTGACAGGATTGAGCATGTCCATCATTCCCATTACTTCCCACCTTTATGCCAAACTGTAATTGCTTTCATATCCTGACCTGACTTAATTGGCGCAGGCGGATAGTACCAGAGTGCGTTATCAGGAGGATCAGCGTAATTGAATACTGGCTTGGCCTCTGGCGAGGCCGATGATTGGATGATATCGTAGATTCCTGGAGCTGTACCTCCAGATGGAACCAGTAAATGGATTGCATCTACTGCATGTCCGTTAAACTGATTCTGTCCAGGTTCTTTCTTTACATGACCCCATGCGACATTCATCTTCTCATGGAGTTCTTTAACTACATCTTCAGTGAACAATCCACATCCACTAGCTGTTGAGAGATTTGGATTGGTGGAGTTGTAGACATGATTGATAATGTCGATGGGATTCGCATTAGGATTCACATCACCCGGATCAGTCGGATCTGTATTGTCAGTAGGTACAAGATTATAGTCATCCACCTGCAAACGCGCAACTCCATCTTTCAGTACAAGGAAACCTCGTACATTAATACCGACATAGCCTTCCTTCTCGACAGTCAGTTCTGCACCGTTTTCATTCGGCACATAGTCAGGAATCATGATAGATTGTCCTGGACGACCTTCATGATCAGTATCCGGTACACCAGTTCCAACGAATCCATTATCATGACGCAAAGTAGTTCTCGCATCAAGTGGATCTGGGAAGATCATAAACTTAGATGACATTATTCCACCTCTGACTGTGGGTCATTAAATACAACTGCTTTAATTGCCCACATAGCAGTGGTTTCATTTTCAGTAATTGCTTTACTCTGGTGACGACTGGGTGGACATACTTCTCGGATTAACTTCTCTCCAAGAGAAAAATGTTCCCTCAGTTTGTTAATCTTTTCCAGTCCATCAGCTGATGGTTTATGGTATGCGTATGGTTTATCGATGGGCACTTTGTCCCCTCCTATTTACTGATTAATGACGTTTACACGTAACTGTGTTGGCAGCCGCACTCTTAACGAATCCACCAGATGCCACGCCACCTGATGTAAACGCAACGAATGTAGTGTTGTCTGCACTAATGGTGAGCGGACCCGCACTGGTGAGAAATACTGCAACTGCTGGAAGTGCATAACTGACACCAGCCAGTAAAGCAGTAGGTGGACCGATTGGAATTGATTGGATAGGCATTACTTCTTATCCGTTTTATGAACCGGCTTGAATTCATCTTTAGTCTTGATTCCGACTTCAGGTTCCTTATGTTCCTTTACTACATGGTCCTTAAAGACAGTAGTTGGAACTGACCTGACTACAGGAGCCGTGAATTCAAAATCGACAGGTTCAGAATACTGTTCACCAGTTCGCACACTGACTGGAACCACAACAGGTGCCTGCCATAACGGCATATTGACTCCTGTAGTTAATTCCGTGTCACTGATGTACGTGGTAGGTTCATCGAATCCATTGAATACAATCTTGGAATATGGAGTGAATCCAGTTCCAATGACGTGAATATCGAATGATGGTTCACCAAGAACTACCGTGGATGGAACCAGTGAACCAACAGTAGGAACTTCAATGGTACCAGCAGTCAGAACTAATCCAATCGCAAGATATGCCTTCTCTGCAAATCTACTATCAGCGCAGCAGATTTTCAGAATGTCTCGAATGTACAGATCCTGTTCTCCCGTCAGATTTAACGAGGGAGAGTTCTTAAGTACAGGATGGAACGGATCTTTGTAAACTGGTGCAGTTAAGACTTCGGGCATAGCTCTCCTCATTCATTCACAGTGATGTGGTCAAATGACCGTTCATCACGGAATGATGGTGCGAAGATAACAAATTGTGGAGCTTTGGGAGCGTTCGGATCGATGGTGGGATCGGCGGGCGGTTCAAGATTCTTGATTATCACGGACATATCTTTTGCTATTCCAGATAAGTCCTTAGCATCCGTGTAATCTAACTTCTCTTGTGTGATGGCACCTAATGCACCATTCAAAGTTTTCTGAGCCTTCTTTATTGCACGCGCCCTTGACCGATTGATATGTGACTTAATCGATTCTTTCGGCTCATGATATGTCGCTGTACTAGTAGCGCCCTTAGCATAAGCTGATACTGATGAAGGAGAAATGCCGAACATCCCTGCTAAACCGAGAGCCGCCTGTCTACCATTGATGACTGCTTCCTCACCAATGATCTGACGTAAAGCATCAGGGACATTATTATCCCCTTTATCTCTACCAGGTCTTTCAAGGATTTCGATTGTAGCGGAGGAAGGAGAAGGATTTTCACCGCCCGAAGGGCGACCAGATACTCTGGCGAGTTCCGTAAGGAACTCTTCGTCTGAAGTAATACCAATCGGCATATGTCCACTCTCCTAAAACTGTAGCAGTTTATCTCCCGAGCGGAGCGAGTGGACGGAGCTGCCGCCGTCGCCCGGATTGTCTCATAAGTCTTTCCGAAAGTCAAGCCCTGCTAAGTCGTTCAAATGGAACCACTTCCGGCGATCGTCAACGAATTGACTCCAAACCCCCGCCGAAGGCGGTTATATATTTACATATATCCAGGCGAAGCCCGGTGAGTCATATATGGGACCCACTCAGATATAAAGTTGAATAAATTGTGTGATTAGGATGTAGCTAGCGCGGAAATGGTAGGAGTCTCATTCTGTACATGGGTATACCCCACCCCCTCCGTACGATAGCGCGGAAGACCGCGCTATCCCTCGATGCTGTACATGTTGATAGTAAACATAGCTATCATCTTCGAGCTGATATCCGCGCCGATACCTGGGCTGATATTGGCAGGGTCCAAGCACCGAACACACGCGCACCCCCGAGGTCGGGCCAAAGAAAAGTGGGGTCGGGCCGAAAATAAATGCCGCGCCGAGCCGATAGTGTGAGATACTCTCTGTGTCGGCGGTTTCGGACTAGGCCGAGCCGAGCGGCACCGAGGATAGAGTATGACAACTGAAAAGTTCAGTGGATTGATCGAGAACTACTACAGCAAGACCGTTTCCCCCGCGCTCCCGTATGACGCCGAGGTCGAAAACTTCGACAGCATCGAGGAACTGAAAGCCGCGAATGAGTTTCCCAAGGACTCGGAGATTGTCAACTTTGTGAACGCGAAGCGTAAAGCCGCAGCGCGTAACAAGGCGATGCAGGCGGCGGTTGATGCGGCTGGTATCAAAAAGCCGACGCTGGAAAACGATCCGCAGCTTCGGCTGAAGACCGTTTACAAGTCCCTCGTGGCTGGTGGACTGTCCGACGCCGAAGCTCGCACGGTTGCATCGACGGCAACCGGCGTCGAATGGGCTGAGTAACACCTACCGACGGCGGGACTGCAACCGCCGTCACTTCACTTGGAGAGAACTGTGGAAAACTACACGGACGGTATGACTTCAAAGCAATGGGCGGATTGGTTCATGGAATTGTCGCCGGTGAACCAGCAAGTTTGCATGGTGCTGGTGGACGCGCTCATCGATATGGGATTGAGCGTCAAGGATTCATGCCTCATCGTGTATGAGGGTTACGTGATGGCCGAAGCTGGAATGGGACAGAAGCACTAATCCGGTCCGGCGGGGGAAACCCCGCCGTCCCTCTTACTGGAGTATCAAAATGCATATGAAAGATTTAACCGCAGCTTTCCCCTACCATATCGTCACCGAGTATACCTCCGATTCACACACGGTCACATTTCAGGGACTCGACGACGACGGCACCTGGGCCTCGATTGCACACGGTGAAGCACTGGTGATACCTGCCGCGTGCATCAAAACTCTCACCACGCGCTCCACCAAGGTTCGCACCATGCGTCGCCGGACTGTCACCGAGCAGCGCGAGATCCGAGACTTTCGCGGAGATCGGTAGTCGAGGCCGGGGGGAAACCCCCGGCTTTCGTTTTTTTCGCCCCACCCCCTCTACTCTGTACGATCTCCTCCTGAACTCTGTACGATATATCCCCACTGACTCTGTACGATAACGCGGCGGACCGCGTTATGTCCAACTCTGTGCGCCCTGATACTAACCATGTTTATAATCATGGATAGTGTCCCCTCGGCGGACCTCGGGACCACGATACTCTGTGCGGATTCAGTTGACACGCGCGCCTGAATCCATGATATGATTCCATCAATGCTCGTAGTGAGCAGACGTGATTGGAGACTATATGAAAACTGTGAAAGCGACTGGCACGGCGGCGACGAACAACGGCGAGAAGCTCGAAAAGCCGCTCCCGTTTGAATACGAGTTCTCGGCGTATGAGTCGAAAGCCGAGATGCTCGCGGCCAACGATATGCTTTCGGACGACGAACTGGTCGAAGCCAAGAATCGTGTCCGTAAGAACGCGGCACGGAATCGCGCTCAGGCCGCCGCGCTCGAAGCTGCCGGAATCGAAAAGCCGACATTGGAGAATTCGCCGCGTATGCGCCTCATGGCAATTTACAAGTCGCTGATTGCGGGCGGAACTCCAGAGATGCAGGCGCGTGAGGTTGCATCCACGGTTTCCGGTGTCCCGTGGCCTGAGTAACTCGCTCCGCTCGTGCGTGTAGGAAGGGCCAGGAGAAATCCTGGCCTTTCTTATTTTAGGCCCACCCAGATTACTCTGTACGATCTTTCTCGCTACGCTCGAAAATATTACTCTGTACGATTCCTCCACATATATATCCACATTTAAATGAAGGTGGAGGGAGGGGGGAGAGAGACACAGAGAGTATAACCCCCCTAAATCCCCCCTTCGCCAATCCAAACTTTTGGATCATTTTCATTCGCGGTTTTCTTTTTTCTCTTATCTTATTTTATATTTTTTTTTTTATAATAATGAAAATGAAAACCAAAATATTGGAGAGTCGAAGGTTGACAAGTGGGTTGGACGTGTGATAGACTCTCTCTGTCTCTCCCCCGACTCCCCCGCGGAGTCATTTAAATTCACCGATTTCGGTGAGATATCAGGGAGACTTCGCTGCGCTCAGGTTAAATCTTCATAGGAGTGAATATTATGGGTAAAACAGGTACAGTTAAACACACGCACCAGTATTTCCGTCGGCCTGATGGATTGTGGGCGTGTTCAGGGATTGAGGGCTGCACGCACTATATGCCCAAGAATATGTCGCCGGCTCCGAATGGTAGAATGTCACTGTGTTGGGTATGCGTCCGTCCATTCCATCTCAATCCAATGAACATGCGGAATGAAAAGCCGTTATGTGATGAGTGTGAGGAACGCGGCGATATCATTGACAGGATGTTGGAGGAACGTCTGTCAGGTGTACCCGTCGATCCTTATAAGAACTTCCGCACTTCCGAATCATACTTGAATCGGATTCGAGCGAAAGGTCAATCCCAGGCACCTGCCCATGAATCAGATCAGGCTGATCAAGTGGAGGTATATGAAACATGCGCACACGTATATCCAATCGGTGTGGATACGTGTAGTCTGTGTGGATACACTCTGACGGACACCGAATAGTAATATCCGCCGAACACGTACCGAAAATAAGTGTCCTGAAAAGAGGACGAGTCGGGGTCGGGGCGCTAAGTCCTTTGTTTTGAGGGACTTAGCCCCCCTTGACAAGCGTGGTATACTGGTTGTGGGGGAATGCGTCGGGCGGGTTTCATATCCACCGATATCTTTTCCTGAATCCCCCCGGACGTTAAATCGCAATCCGAAAGGACGAATTTAAATGACTCAGGTAGTATCAATCGGTAAGGTTTTTCCCTCCTACATCGCCCCCTCGTATAACGTGCGCCGTATGACCGCCGTGCTTTTGAAGCAAGGCCAGATTGAACCTTTGCAGGTTCATCCTACGGTAAGCGGCTATGCTACCTTTGCAGAGGACACGCACGGGAATGATATCCTTTGCGCGGCACGTACTCTGGGATGGCCCACGGTAATCATCACCGTGGTCCCGAAATTCATTCAGTAAACTGCAATCCGAACGGACAGTGTAGGACCATGAAAAGATTCTATTGCACCATCTGTAAGCGTGTGAAGCGCGTTCGTGTGCTTCCGTCTGACGTGTTCACGGCTATCGACCAGAGTATTCCAAGTGATAGGCTCGGAGAGTGTGATTGGCATACTACCGGACGCATCAACGGACGGCCCGTGACGGCATGGAAAGAATCTAATCCGGTTCAGGCCGAAGCTCGTATGACCACACGTAAGGTTTCCTCGAAAGGACGCCGATAATGATTCCGAACACTACACAGAAGTATAAAATCGCCGATTGTGATACGTGCGATAAGGTCAATTGCAGGGTCACTGTGACGTCGCGGAATATTTCAATGTGTGATACGTGCTTGGCAGACGACGTGGCACGGACTGAAAAGTCCAATGCAGCACACGCGATGCTGGTGCAGGCGAAACAGATTGATACCGCCGTGGTCTTGAAAACGGATATCTTCACTGCGAAGACTCCGGCGGCTGTGGAGCTTCAGGCGGCGATTCTGGCGGATGATGCAATCCCGGAAGAAAACAAGGATTACGCATACGCTAAGGCGACCTTCGACAGATTCATGCACTTTAAGCAGGTCGTGTTCAACCAGCGCGCTGAATTGCTTGCCGCTGAAAATGAAATGCGTATGTGGCAGGTGAACGCGCAGGAAGCGGCTGGTAAGGTCCACGGTGAGGCAAAAGCGGAGTTCCGGGCGTTGGATAATAACTATCAGCCCACTATGCCCGCGGCACCTAAACCGAAGCCGGGTAAGTCTCCTGCATCATACAAGCGCGATGAACTGAACGATGCATCGAAGAAATACAACGTGCCTAAAGATGCGGTTCGTATGACCATGATTTCACAGAATATGAATGCCGAGAACGCGGCGAAGTTTCTGGCTGGACTCATGGCGAACAAAGGTCTCACCACTAATTAGTAAATACGATTGCATTCCGTAAGGACAATCAAATGAATAGAGCTGACGCTACACACGCACTCAGGGAACTAAT